TGAGGCCCTACTGAGTTATCATTATGCGCAAACGCACTACCACCACACCTGCCTGGCCACGATCTGATGCCACGGTTATCCGTAGAAACCCCATTACTGGGGCGACGGACACGTACACGATCGATTCGGGCGAACTACCGTATGCAACGGCTCAGTCTATGACTGATCAACCGAAGCGGACGGGGGCTCTATACCAAGAGTGTTTTCACACTAAGGTTGAGCTGACGGATATGGGCTACCAGCCCACACCAAATAGCCGTCGTTATGTCGACTACACTGGAGCCGTAGCCCCAGAGGGATTCATAATCTCTCTACCTACGTCCACGCTGTATGCGCAGGCGATCGCTGTGTTTCCGGAGTTTGGCGCACTCCCCGATTGGCGTACCTACCTTAAATGGATAGGGTACCCGGGAGTCGTCAGGAAGGCATGGAAGAAACCCGAGGTTTCCCTTTATAAAGGATTCTCGATTATCAATTCCGTGTTTGAGTTTGCCGAAAACTTAGCCATGGTTAAAGCTTGGACGTCGCATAAAGCGTTGTACAAGCGTTGGCATTCTATTCGCGCGGCTAATGGGCGGCTTTCAACGGCTGCCCAAGCTATCGCGAACGAACGCCTAGCCCATGTTTATGGTACTAAGCAACTAATGAGAGATGCGTATAGCTTGTTCCAGGCCTCTGTAGGTCTCCGGGACAAGTTGTTAACGCTAATGAAATATTCGGGATGCACGCTAAGAAAATACTACAAAGGTAGAAAATTCTTTCGCTTGCACCCGATTGACTATGGGGAGCGGTCATTCCCCATCTTCGACTGTGTTAACTCGACTCTAACCATGTCGCGTAACGTCGAAGTCCACTTGAATAGTGTGCTGTATTTCAGCTACGCTGTTCCAAGCATGAAGTCATCCTTGACACGATTCGCTGCGATATGCGATTCCCTCGGTATTCGGCTTGATGCCGGTATCGTTTGGGATAGCATACCAAAGTCCTTCGTCGTTGATTGGTTTATCAACGTGTCTCAGTGGCTCCACGAAAACGTGAGCTACGGAGATTGGTTCAAGGTTATCATCAAATGGATTGACTTTGGCCATTCGGCCAAACTATCCGTTGTCGATGTGCTCATGTGGCGTCGCAACGTTGCTGAACCCGGCATCCCTGGCACTTTCGTGCATGAGGATATCGTGTTCCGCAAGGTGACGACCATATACCGCCGACAGAGGGATGACCTCCCCGAGTTCGGGAAAGTGACGATAAGGCCTGATGAACGACTGTGGAGTGTTGATAGAGCGATAAACGCTCTCGCACTTGCAGTCTCTCTGGCTCATCGTCCCGGCCGGCGCTTTGCTAAAGGCTGGTTCGGTTATCAGGACTGAGGGCTAAACCCCTTACCTGTAGTTAAATGCCAACGTCGTGAGACGTCGGTTCTCCACTCCGCGTTGCGAAACGCGGTACAACGCAACAAGTGACTTTAATGTCACACCAATAGAAAGATAAGCACAATGTTCCTTAACACCGTGCCGTTGGTCTCTACTGGGTCTACCATTACGGTAGCGCTCATCGATGGACCGACCAACCAAAAGACCATTAGGTCTTCCGCTGACGGGAAAACCGTCCTCACCATTGGTCACCAGGAAACTAGTGAAAATGGCAAGGCGATTAAAACCCAGCGTTCTAATGTCCGTATCGAACTCTCGAAAGAGATCGAAGATACGGGCGTGTCGGCCAAAGGTTACGTGCAGTATAACATGTCCTTCCCTAAGGACGTGTTTTCTGCTGCTGAAGTCAGGGCCGCCGCGAACAAACTGGTCAACTTCCTCTTTAACGAGGATGCGACGCTCGAGTCCGCGGACGATGGTGCCCTGATTAATGTGACTCGCCTTTACGGCGGGGAGCCTTAACCGAAGCGATCACGGTACGGTGTAACGGGTGTGTTGTGCTAGGATGATCTGCCCTATGGAGACCAATAATAGCCTGCTAAGCTTTCGAGCCTCAATAGGCGAAGTTTGCTTAGTTATTACGTCCGAGCTGTACCGCGACATAGCCGAGTGCTATAATGTAACTCCTGCTGTACAAAGAACTGAGATCGCAGTGATGCGAACCCGGTATCTTGCCGAAGGTGTCTCGTTTTTCACGAAGACCCTTCCACTGATGGGGAAAAGCCTTGACAAGGCCCTCTCATCAGGTGACCGACTCTCTATCATTGGCTGGCGCAAGCTGGCCTCTGATAGTTCAATTCCCAAGTTTATTGGGTGGTTGATTAGTCGTGTGTTTAGTACAAATGGTCTGGAGCGGCATGATGCCGATCCAGTTGCACTCGCGCACATCAGGCAATTCTGTACCCTGTGGTACAAATTGGAGATACCGTATGACGAAGAAACCGAAAACAAGGTTCTCACGTCGTTCGTCGAAACCGACGACCAGCTACCTGCGGCAGGTAGCGATTGCAGGGTTAATCACCTTGCTGATCGCTATTGCCCGCGTACTGGCCGCCTATGGTCCGACGACTGGCTCGAGAAAGCTCGAGGACTTATTACTCGAGTTACTTCAGCGTTTGATCCTACCGGGGACTTGATTGTTCCTCGGCATGGACCGGGCGCTGTTGCAACTGGCGAGAAGACACTTAAAAAGAGCAATCTTCGACGTGTCTATCGAAAACTGGAAGAAATCTACCCCTTTACGGAGTGGATGATGTTTAGTTTGAACCATGTTGCAAGTGACAGCCCAGACCGTAACCCTCGAATAGTTTCGATGGAACGCGCCACCGCTAAGGTGACGTTAGTACCGAAAGACTCGAGAGGGCCAAGGCTTATCTCTTGCGAACCGTTGGAAATCCAATGGATCCAGCAAGGCATATCGAGAGGTCTAATTGACCATATCGAAAGGCATCGATTGACAAATGGACACGTGAATTTCACGGACCAGGAAATCAATCGGCGCCTCGCTATGCAGGGTTCCAAGGATGGACAATGGGTAACACTGGACATGAAGGATGCCAGCGACAGGGTGAGTTTGGAATTGATTAACCATCTATTTCAAGATCACCCAAGACTACTTGAGGCGTTGTTAGCCTCTCGCTCAGAGTCGACAAAGCTCCCTTGTGGGACCGTGAAAGACTTGAGGAAGTTCGCACCGATGGGATCAGCATTATGCTTCCCCGTCGAGGCGCTCGTCTTCTGGGCACTAGCGGTCAGTGCCATTAGGTGTAGCGGTCAACCATGGGCTCACGCCCTTGGCACCGTCTATATCTACGGAGATGACCTAATCGTACGGAAAGAAGACTATACTACCGTACTTGCAGCACTGCCCATCGTTGGACTCAAGTTCAACGATGCTAAATGCTGCGTGGCAGGCTCCTTTCGGGAGTCCTGTGGGTGCGATGCCTATAAAGGCGTCGATGTCACACCTGTCAAGTTAAAGACCACTTGGTCGTCAACGAAAGATCCCAAAGTAATTCAGTCGTATTGCGCGTTTTCGAACGCAATGTACGGCCGAGGTTACTTCCGTGTGGCTAACCTAGTAAGACATGAGTTGCTTCAGCCAGTGTACGGTACCATACCGTTCACGGATGACTACACGATCTCCTCAAATGGAGCTTTCGTCAGTCAAGCAGCTGGGTGTATGCTAGTGGCCCACGAACCGGCGCATCGATTGAACCGCCAACTCAAGGTGCGTACGAGGTTAAACCTCGACACGCACAGGCTTGAGTACCTAACTTGGGGAGTGGTACCTAACAAGGTATCAATCCCTAAAGCTAGTCGCGGGTATCAGGAAATGCTCCGTCGGTATTCCGACGGATATCCGGAACGCGGATGGGAATATGCTGTGGCTCGTAGCAATCGCTTGAAACGAGCTTGGTCACCCCTTTGGTAGGGGGTGGCGCTACCTTCCGACGTTCGGGACACCACGCAAGTGGGGTCCCGGCATAA